TTGTCTTAAGTTGAAGCTTAAAATGCATAGTGGTGATGAATTATTCAGCGCTATGCAAAAAGAGGCTATTAAATTAAATGGAATGTTCCCAGGATATCTTACACTCACAGATGAAACTGCAAATATTCCAACTGCAGATCTTGGTGCATATTCATCATATGATTCTAACTTAACTAACAAACCATTATCAACAGGCTCTAGCTATAAAGTAATTAAACGCAAGGTCGCGACTGGTGTGATTACGCCGGGCAAGGCTATAGCCTATAGTTATTATTTTTATAGGACTGGTAACTTACATGATGAATGGTTACAAAATATTAAGACTGAATTAACTGATAATGCTCATCATTATAACTGTGATGAATTATGCCAAACTATTGGTACTTGGGGAGTTAGTGGACACCATACATATATAATAGATTGGTTTAATACAGAAATTGCAAATGCAAATTATTTGTCTCCACCTTACTCTCCACTATCATTGGTAGCTGGATTTAGCTGGAATAATAAAAACATAAATGATACTGGTCTTATAGTAATTGGTATGTCTATTAATGATATTAGAAAACAATTTGGCACTGTAATTCATGAAGCTGGTGGACATGCTGGACATCCACTTGACTGGGGTGGCGAACATACAACGGCAATGGGTAATGCAAAATTATTAAATACTAAACAAAATATAGATTTAAATGCGCTTTATAAAAACTATTTAACAACTCATATTGGACCTAATCATGATTACCTAGGCGGAACCTTTGCTAATCTTTTTCCACCAGGCCAAACCTGGACTCTTGCAATTAGTAATGCAAAAATTGCATGGTATAATAAATATCAGATCAATCTGCCAATGGGGTATATTACAGGTCTTGCATCATCATCATATAATGAAGACAATATAGAGGATGAATTCTTAGCTAGGGTTTATTCAACGATGGCAATAAATAAATGTATTACATTTACTGATGATATATGGCCTGTTATGAAAGAGGTTTCACCTTCTCTAGCTGGAATAATTAATATAGATATGGCAAGAGATATAGACACAGAGATGAGAGTTATGATGAAGTTAGACAAGAGGACTTATAATATGGGTTTCCACGAGGAATTATAGATGGACCGTAGGACCAATATTATATAAATAAGTCTATATAGATAAGGAAATGACATGGCAAAACCAACAACAAGAGCACTATTACAAGATTATTGTTTAAGAAATTTAGGCGCTCCTGTAATTGAAATCAATGTAGATGAAGATCAGATTGAAGATCGTACTGATGATGCATTACAATTCTACCAAGAATTTCATTCAGATGGTGTTATACGTGAATATTTAAAGCATGAACTTACTGCTACAGATATAACAAATAGTTATATTACAGTGGCTGATAGTGTTACATCTATTGTACGCATGTTAAAAATTAATGCTACTACTGGTAGTTCATTATTTGACATGGGTTATCATATGCGTATGAATGATATATTTATGCTGCAAGGTTTGTCTACACAATTACAATCTTACGAACAATCACAACAAAAATTATCTTTAATCGATCATAGATTAAATACAGAAGAGCATATACGCTTTAGTAGACATATAAACAGAGTTTATATGGATGAAGGATTTGGTGACCTAGCCGCTGGAGGATTTATAGTTCTTGAAGTAATGTC